GAGTAGAATCGACCATGATTCCCGTCACGACGGAACCACTCATATTGTATGGCCTGCCCTATCCTCAGCCCGAATTCAGGCGTTTCTTTCTTGCTGTCGGAAACGAACTGGTCCGGGAATGCGGCGGGCTGGACCTCCACCTTGATATCCTTCTTCATTTATTCAGGCGGCTTATGGTGCTGCTGTTGTTGTAGGTAGCAAATTTAACGGATATTTTGGATTGTGTTCTTTCCGGCTGATACAGATGCTTCTGGTTTGCCATAATTGCAAGCCCGGAGCTGATGGATGCGTCGAACGCGGTCCTGTTGTTGATGTCGAACTTGGCCCAGTTCTCGAGCGTCCGGTGGAACGGCATCGTCCCGATTAGGTCGGGGTCCCGGAACCGGCCCTCCAAATCGAACCCGACGTACTTCTCGATGTAAGACTCGATTGCTGCGGCGTGCGCCTGCTTCACGTCCTCTGATGAGTTGGGGATGCCACCCAGCTCCAGCTCTGTCTTGGACAGCTTGTGCTTCTCCTTGTCCGGCCTGTTCAGGCAGAATCCTCGGTAGCCGCGGTTCTTGAAGTGATACAGCAGCCTCGGCTTGTTGTTCTCAATCAAGATTGGCATCCCGTAAAAAACACACGCCATCAAGACCTCTTCGAAGAATATCTCCGCGGTCTGCGGCCTTGCGATGTACTCCAAGAAGAACTGGTTTGTCGGGGCCTTGTCGTCCATGTGGAACTTCGTGAGGCCATGCAGGGCCCCGTTCGACCCACGCCCATCAACGACACCAGAGATGTCATAGGAGTCGCACCCGAACGCCCCGATGTGCTCGTTCCCCGGGTGCTTCATCCCGCTCCTCTCGTAAACCCTGTTCTGCATCTCCCGTGGTGGCATCCATGCCAAATAGAACCTTCCCCGTGGGTCCGGGTTGAACACCACCTTGGAGTCCTTGATTCCATCCTTCCAGCTGAATGTCCCGCGGGTGATGTGGTGGGCCTCGATGAGCGAGTCGTTGTAGTCAATCTGCTGGTAGATTTTGGTCAGGTTGAACAGCGCAGACTTACTCTCATCCCTAAAGGCGTGGCTCTCAGACCGGGGATACTGGCGGTAGAATTCATTCAGCGCATCTGCGTCGTTCTTCATCGAGTCGACCTCCGCCTCCCAGTAGTCGATTGCCCCATTCTTGATGAGGGCCCCGTCGGGTCCGTATGTCTTCTTCTCAGGCTTCCGGAGCACAGGCATCCCGTACATGTCGATGAATCCCTCAAAGTTCCACTCCATGGGAATGAACAGCGAATACAGGCCGCTCTTTGTGCGCCCGTTCGCATCCCTCTTCGTGATATCTGAGTCCATGTACAGGCTCTTGAAGTTGGAGCCGCCCTTGTCGAGTGCGTTCGACGTTGAGCCCATCATGCACTTTCCAATGATTCTGGAACCAAGCCTGAGACAGGTCTTGGTGACACGCCAGTTGTTCAGGATGTTCACGGGCTTGACCCACTTCCCGCTCTCGTCGTGCAGGAGCAGGAGCAGTTTCTCGCCGTCGTATGAGTTGTCCTCGGTGTTCCTCCAGTCGATTGTCGTGTCGAGGCCATCCATGATGGACGTGTTGAACGAGCTGAGGTTTTTCTTGGTGATTTTCGAAGCCGGGACCCGGTATGCAAGCTCTGTCTTCGGCTTGTCCATCCCGTCCTGCACAGGTTTGAAGAAGAACGGAAGGTTGCTGTTGATTGGGACCACCTTGTCCGTGAACATCTTCTTTGCGTCGACACCGGTCTTGGACAGGATTCCAACCCGGGCATCACGGGCCAGCGTGGCCGTGTTCACCCCTTCTGATGAAGACATGAACGAGAATCCGGAACGACGAATCTTCAGGTAGCACATCCCGAAGCACCGGGGGTCGGCCTTGCATGCCTCCCAGAAGATGAAGAAAATCCGGTTTGCCTCCCGGAAGTCAGGGTAGCCGATGTCAATCTTCGACCACTGGAGGTACATGTAGTGCGAGCCGGTGATGTAGGTCGGCTTCCCGTTGTTCGCAAACCACAGCCCCTGTTCGCGCCTGTCGAACTCGTTCTCGATGTAGTCGACCCAAGAATCCCGGAAGTCCTTGGGCATCTCGTTCCACTTGAAAATCGATGGTATCTTGGCGAGAGCCTTGGGCAATTCGTGTCGTTCCCACTTCTGCTTGGCCGTTTCCGGGTAACTTTGAAGATACTCCATTCCGGTCATTGCCGGCAATGCAATCTTCAGCCCCTGAATGGAAACGATGTCTCCAATCATCCCCGTCTTGGAGATGACGATGATGTCATAGTGCTCGTCGTACCCGTAATCCCAAGACTTCCCGGTATTCCTGTTCTCGAGGATGTTCTTAGGAACCACCCCGGACAGGACATGATACAGGCTACTTTGACCTTCTCTCCGCGAACCCTTGGTTTCCTGTGTCTGACTTCTTGTCTTTGCCATGCTCTTCACTCATTACTGCTTTCTCGGCCTCTATCCTCGACAGGATTTCGAACGCATCAAAGATGGCCAGCTTCTTCGAGGCCGCGGCATTCTTCAGCTTGTCGGCCCCAAGGTCTGTATCCTCTTCACCGCTGCGGAAAACCTTGTCCTCCGCAACACTGATGAGCTCATCGATGGCCTTGTATCCTGCCTCGATGATACGCATTTTGATTTCCTTTGGGTTATGCTCCTGCATGCTTCGAGATAAAAACGACCTGAACAAGGCGGGCATCATCGCCATCGCCAAAATTATCGAACACCGCCCGCGAGTGCTTAATCCGGGAATCGAAGACAACACACCTGTTGTACTTCATCTCGGCCTTCATCGCTTGGACACCATCGTCGTCATACAGGATTGTGCCCTCATCCTCCGGGTGCTGCCTGTTAAGGTACAAAACAGCCGTGATATCCCCCATCATTTCGTCCGAATGGATGAAATTAGGCTCCTCCTGACCGGATGGAGACCTCCTGACGAAGTTGTATGCCACCACGCCGCCGAATCGCTTGCGGATGAATTCGCTGAACTCGTCAACTTCACGGGGCTGTATCCCCTTGAACAGCTGGTCCCCCGCCTGCACATCGATAAAATCACCGCCAAGGACTTCCCTGACGTATGAGTCCGGGTCGCTCAAGACCTCGTCGTAGATGACCATCATAGCTTTATCGTGATGTGCTGGTCCATTATCCTGTATAGCGGCTCCCCGTCAACGATGAACTCGTACTCAGTCTCGGGCGCAAAGCAAACCCGGTCCCCCGGCTTTATCCCGCTATCCGAGATGAACTTGTTCGGGTAGACCATCTCTCCCATGAGCGGCTCAAAAGTGACCCCCTTCAGGATAGATGAGTTGTCGGCAGGAACCGGGCGGATGAAGCAGTACTTGTCGTATGCATGCCATCCCCCGTCGCTGAAATACATGAAGAACTGGTCAGGCTCGATGAGGAACACGTCCTCACGGAAGAAGCTCTTCCCGCTCTTCCTGCGACCCTTCATGTCGTTGTAGAACTTGAATGCGTTGTGATGCACGAGAAGCGTGTCTCCGGGCCTCACAGGGCCGCTATACCGGGCTGGGGTCTCAATTACCTCAGCATACCTGTTGGAGAACCTGTGGTCCTCCTCAGACGTGCTTACGACAACCTCTACACCTGAGATGTCTTTTGTGTTTGAGTACCTTTTCCTGCCTACCGGTTTTACAATGAAGTAAAATGGTGATTGCATTCAAAAGTTGATATTGAATTCGATTGAAATTGGAACCGTGTTCCGGAACTCCTTCCACAGGCGTATCTCGGATTCTGGGTTTATGATGAAAATCTGGTAAGCCCCGGTGATGTCATTATACAAGATGCAATGGATTTCCTGAGTATCTCCGAGCACACGCTGCCCAACGATGTAGTGCATCGCATCTTTCAGGTCCGGTCCGATTGATATCTTACGGATTTCTCGCATGACGACCGGGGACGACATCAGATTCCTTCGTCTTTTTTGTGCTTGAGTGCGTCAATCGTGGTGATTCCCAAGCATGCGGCAGAGTATCCGGCCAGAGAGTAGGCCACCCACTGGCTGACCTCGAACATGTGCATGGTGTCAGCCATGCACACCAAGATGAAGCCGATTCCGGACGTGATGCCCATCAACCTTTTCGAGCTCTGGTCCTTGCCAGCCTCAAAGAATCCTTTGAACCATTCCATTATTTCATTCTGAAGATTTCGATGGATGCAGAAGGAACAGCAGCCCATGGCGCAGGAGACG